TATAAAACTAGAGTATCAGCCACCGTTAAGTCGGGTCTTTTAACATTTACTAATGTAACAAAGGTTCCTTTTAAACAGTAGGCACAACACTCAATTTATTTCTATTTAACACTATTATTTATATATAGTAAATCAAACTACATTGGTTAGGTCCAATGACTCCACATCATTTTTTAAAATCCATTTCATGTTCGGATTATTTACATATATTAAACTATGAAATTCAAAATATTTATAGAGTATTCAAACTATATAAGTCAAATAATTTGAATCCATTGACTATTGGATTAATCAATTTATGATCATCATAAACAGGTTTATGGTACTGTTTCAACACCACTAAATTTCAGTTTTTAAGTCTGATTTAGAACAGACTAAACATGATTCGGTCATGAATAACCGTCCATTCTGTTCAAGGTAATTACTTACTCGGTTCACCCCTCATCGATTATCTTTGAGAGCTACCTTTTCAGTAACATCTTTACTAAGAAAAGATTCACTATCACTTTGAAAAAGACCTCTTCTGGCATACTCAACTTTTACCAAGTTAAGCAACTCAAGATTCTTATTTCTCAAAGCTCCTACTTCTAACCTAATTAAATCCTTATCTTTTAAAGAAGATAAAGAATTGTCCTCTTTCTTAATCTCAATGAGATTTTTCTGAAGCAACTCTTTAACTTCTATCAAAGTTTTGGAAAACTCTAAATTAATTCTAATTAGCTCCTGCTGCCATTTGATTTTATCTTCCATCTCTTTGCTGCTCCTGTACATATTTCTTCAAAAGAAATTTGATCAAGAACTTCAAAAGCCAAAAGATCATTCAAAGTCAATGGAACTAGACTCTTCTAAATTAGCTACCTTAAGACCTCTATTGAACATAACACGACCTAAGTTTTGTTTCACTCTCATTTCAGAGTTACTTAATTCACTACTCTGTAAATCTTGATTGAAATCAAAACCCATGTGCTTTGCTCCTCTGCAGACTCTAGGGTATTTCCTTGCTAAAATCCCATCCACTCCCCTCTTTTGCAATTGTTTCTTTGCAATATCAGCAAATGGTCTCATGAAACTTCGCAAGGTTAAATCCCCTAGATCCACTCTATTTTCAGAGAGATCCTGGATTCTATCTATACATGTTATTAAATTCATCTTTAATATAAATGTTTTAGGTTCATCTCCAGATTTCATCGTTACCGGTTTGAGCTCAAAGTTCTCAGACGGATATACGGTGTCAGGAGATGTTCCCATCTCAGCCATATTAAGGACGAAATACATTATATAGTACTCTAATACCTGCTTAAAATAAGTACCCTTCTCATCTATCTCAGTGTTCAACGATCTCAACTCTTCCTTCAGAGCCAGTTTCACTATATCGCTCCTCCTCTCTCTCTGAAGACTTAGGTAGCTCATTGTTCAACCAAGAATTTATATTTCCACGCTTAATTTTATCATAAAACAAGGGATCTACCTTAATTTGATCAAAGCGCCTTGAAGATGAAGGAGCATTAAAACGTCCTACTCTTCTAAGAGCCTTGCTATCATCACTACGGCTACCCCTTATCTGTTTGATAAAACCCTTATCCTTAAACAGGCCTCTATCATACTTTCTATTGTTAACTATTGTAGGATTAAATATAGCTGGATTCGAAAATGTGTCTGCCAAGTCACCTATGCTGTGCAACATGTCGTTCTTATCTATGCCTTCAGCCTCGATTAAACCTTGCATCTTCAATTCTTCATCCGCAAATTTAATTCCTGGATCAATAGTATTATAAAATCTAGCTATCAAACCTACACTAACGTTAATGGGGATACTAGATACTTGCATATCTAGATTCTCAAATTTGAGCATCAAACTAATGGAATCACATAGCATTGGATCATTCAAGCTCACATCGAAATTAGGCCTCATAATGAAGTCAGCCCTTCTTTTATCTAAATTGAAGTGAAATGCTCCAATTATTGCTTGATCTAAGTTATTCCATCTTTTGTCTGCTAAAACGGCGGTACCAGTAACACCCTTATTCTCAGCGAAGAGAGCTTGTATAGATATGACAATACCTCCTAGATGAAGGAAATTGGCATTCTTCAAACTCTTCTTAACTGTTGCAACCTCAAAAGAAGAGACTAAAGGGATATTTGGTATAACCAGAGATTTATCACCATCATCTAATTCTATTGATATATTACTTTCAAACTTTCTAATAGCGGACACCTGATTGAACTTTAGCCAGCTCGAATCCCCATAGATGTTGCCTTTGTCGATCGCCTCAACAGAGGATGCACCCTTACTGACTAAAGCACAAAATTTATTTATATCAACCAAACTCATTGTTAATCACTAACTAATCTGAGACCTAAGTTAGATATTAAATAGTTATCTAATCATCTACTCCATCAGAGAAGCAATCTTGGATCTCTTTGAGAATCTCAACACTTGAACCTTTCATTAAATGTTTAGCTTTAATCATCCTTCTAATCACCAGTTGATGAAAGTTCATTTGTTCTTCTGTCAAGAGTTCATCTATAAAGGCTCCTTTCCTATAGGCGTACCCAGCTTCTATCATGTAAGAATCTATACAGTCCTTTAGGTTACCCTTCTCCAAGGCAATACATAATCTGTAATACACCAGAGATGGTAACTTTAAGATTCCATATCTACTTAGTATCCATCCACAGAAAATTGGATTTATCTTCCATTCTACTTTAGCTTTCAATTTAAGGCTATTTATGAACTCGTCAAGATCATGTCTAACCTTTGCATCAGTCAATATGCACATATCATCCCCAGCAAAACATATTGGAGTTGTTCTGTTCACATTGTATCTGCAAAAAGTAAAAGCCATATTTGCCAAAGTATTCAAGAAGAAAGTTCCAAACTCTCCAGTGAACCTCATGATGGCAAGATTACCCAACTTGCATCCTAAATTGACCTTTAGTTCTATGTAATCTTCAATAAGATCCTGAGGCCATCCAACTTCTTTGAGGAACTGAACTTCAAAAGCCAAAATTGTTGCATCTTGAGAAGCATCAAAAGCTTCGTAATCACTTTCAACACATATTGGTCCAATAAAGTTCATTTTGACCCATTTTTCTAGCTCATCAAAATTCTTTCTGCTATGGATATAGAATGAGTCAGGCATTTTCTCCATCATTTTAAGTTCAGCATATCTAGCCCAAGCAGAAAACTTGAATAGAACTCCATGAGCAAAACAGGCTATCGTTTGACCAGCCTTTGCATCACTGAAGGCCTTCTCAGCTTTTTTGCATAATTGACTCTTCATGAATAACAGGAACTTTTTGACATCCCAATCTGGGTCACTTCTTCCAGCATGAGCCTCTATCAACTTTTTGCTCTTTGCGACTCTCACCCTCTCGAAGTCACTTAGTGCTTTGTCAAATAAATCAGGTCTGAAATCACCTTGCACCCTTATTATCTTCCTGAATTCCTTGTACAAAATGCTTCCTTTAACAAATGCACTCTTCAATTTCTCTCCTTCCGTGATTGGATTTGAGAAAGATAACCTTTTTTTAACAGCAGCCCAGAAAGTTACATCATCAAAGCTAGTGTGTCTTGGGAATATAGATTCAAAATTCACAGGTCCTGTACTTGATTCAAGCTTAAGATTTTTGTTATCATCCTTGAATTGAGTAGACCATGAATCTCCAACCTTAAATTCCCTATATTCTCTAGCCCGAATTTGGTCATTTATAATTGTCAAAGCAAATGACTTATCAGTTATCGGAACATGTACTTTCATTTTAACGTCATCAGGTTTGGCCATCTGAGGCTCACATTCCTCCATTATGACCTCCTGAATATGAGTCAAGAGACCTTTCATCCAAGGATCGCCCTCAGTTCGTTCTTCCTGAGTTCCAAATTTCGGTTCAGATGAGATCAACTTTAAATCCTCAAGAGCCAACATGTTTTCCAACTGAACCCTTTTGATCTTCTTCTTGTTGAGAACTTTACCTATAAGCTTGGTTCCGGCCCTCTTAAAGAATTCCTTCTCATCATAACCAAAGCACTTGATTAAACTTATCTGCTTTCTTGCTCTAGTTAATGCCACAACAATATGATTATCAGAGCACAATAAGGTATCTTCAGATAGAGCTATAGCAACCTTATCAAAGGTTAAACCTTGAGATTCTCCGAAGGTCATAACCGTGTAGTTAGAAAAGAAACTCTTTTCTTGCCTTCCAGCAACCAGTATTACGTCGAAAGCCCTCTCTGAAAAAGCAGCAGCCGCCGAATTATACAGATTTAACTGATTCAATTCATTGATAGGACCAAGCATTGGAACATCTAATATTCCCCCAAGAGAACTTGAAAGTCTATGGGAGTAATAAAGATATTTTGGTTTTCTTATTTCCAAGGTCTCCATTTCAGATTTCTCAGGTATCAGATGATCATCAAGAGCATTGTAATACCCAGCCTGTAAAGGGTCACCTAGCAGAAGGAATTTTGGTATCCTAGGCTTGCTCTTACATACCTTGCAATCCATCTTACTCTTGAAAGCAGCAACGTCTAGATAACCCCTTGGGACCAATAGAAATTCATCTATCACAATCATTGAAAATTCCGCAAAATTTTCCTTTAAAGCTGACTCATACGTTTTAAGGATGAGATTCCCATTGTTAACCTTCTTCTTCCAGTCATCTAATAAGTTAACTCTTGGAGAAATCAAGAGCACCTTGAGCGGAGAGTCCATGTTGGATAAAGCCATTTGCACGGGCCTGCTCTTTCCGCAGCCAGCAAAACCTATTATAGCCGCCCCTTTGATCAAGAATTCCTCTCCGATCAATTTCTTTAAGAATGAAGGATCATCAAATTTACTTGAGTCCAGATTCTTCTCTCTGCCTGAAAAAGGTTTGACGCCCAATCCGAAATTCTCTGAGCAGATGACTCCAGTAGTACCTTTCTGGAAACTATCTATCAGTTTGGCTGCCCTATCAAGATCTATAACCCTTTCAAATCTGTTAACAAATTCATTTTTAGGGTCAATTCTTTGTAGAAATCCTTCAAAGAAAGCTCCATCAGCTGACTTTTGAACTTTCTTTTCTGAGACTTCATCTCCTAGAGCAATTTTGATGCTCTCTTTCTCATAGGCATCGAAGTGTGATCCACTCAACCTTAAGCTCACTCCTCTGAAGTTAGATTCTTTAACTCCAAAGTATTGCCATTGACCATCAATTAGAACTCTCACCTTCAAACAAAGAAGATTGGATATCTTCTCTAAATCATCGATGGTCATTCCTCTATCTTTCTTTATTTTATCAAGATAAGTTGGATCTTCATTTATTATCAAATTTGACAACTTTAATTCGCTTATCTTGATTTCCTTGGCTAGAGCTTTGATTAGACATGACTCTTTGAGATCTAATAAATCCTCCTCTTTCAAGTTACAACTTTCATTTAACTTGGAAAAAGATCTTTTTTGATCTCTTAAAGTGATAGATATCCTTTGACTAATCGCGTGGACGGAATGCTTGCCTCTTAGTTGAGCTCCTTCCTTCATTAGAATTGCCTCTCCTTCATCCAGTAGGCATTCAGTGACTGCTCCAGTTTTGTTCACTTTATACTTAAAAATCCCTCTTCCTCTGGCATTTATAGTTAGAACTGGGTTATCACTCGAATCATATACATGTTCGTCATCAGCATGAAAGTAGATCTTTCCCCCCCTGCAATATGAATTAATCAATGCTGAATTGAACTTCTTTCCCGTCATCTTTTCTCCTTCATCGCAGATGTCAGATATGAATTTGGGCCATCCAAGATTCTCATACTTGTACTTGTCGTGACCATAGTCAAATCTTGAATTCTTGCAGAAATAGAAGGCTTTCCTCACGTTGATTTTCTTCCCTTTCATACCCTCTATTTTCTCTTGAAGTCCCTCACAAAGAGAATCAATTCTATGACTGTAACCATAGGATAAAAGATTCTCATCCTCTATCTTAACTCTCTTTATGTTATCTAACATCTCTGAATCATCTGAGTTGGAGAAGAAAAGATTTTCTTCACTTCCTTCCGCTTTTTCCTGAAAATTTCCCTCTTGAGGATCAATTGAAGATTCAACCTCAGCGACAGATAAGCAATCTTTGATTTCTTCGACTGTCACAATTTGTGGCATAGGCGAAATGATCATGTCAAGCATATCTATAACTTCCTCTATCGCCTCCTTTTGATTCGATTGAACGAAATCCCTATAGCACAATTGAGGCATCATTCTAAAATTCTTTGTTAGAAAGAAAGGAATGAAGTTCTTCCTATCTCTCTGAAATGACCCTGGATACTTGATATCAGCAGCCAATGACAACTTCCTAAAAAGCTCATTAATTTGCTCCTCTAGGGATGAATAACTTCTATTGGATTTAAGGATAAAAGATGCCCCCTTGGTTATATCTGTCCTCTCATCATAAATCTTAATTCTGTAGAAATCACTCTTTGACATTTTGTCATCAGATTTAGATGAAAAGAACCTTGGAGTGAATTTATGCACCAAGTTAGCTCTGTCACTATTCTCAATATTCTGAGAAGCGTACTTTCCCTTCGAACAATCAAAGTCATCCCCTTTGTACAATAGAGCATCACAAGGTAGGGGATCAATTGAGCAGCTAAAGAATCCATTTAAGAATCTGAACACAGAATTATTATCATAATTCTTGTCCACTCTGCAAGTTTCAATGGACACAGAAAATGGTTCCGCCATGGCAATTTGTTTCATAATGTTGTCTCTACCAAAAGATCCCAGCATCTTCCTGAAGAAGAGAGGCAAAAGAGATTTTAGAGATTCAGCCATTTGATCAAAGATCCCATCAATGGAGAATTTAGCGGACCCAAGTTGTTGAAATCTCTCAGCGAAGTCCTCAATAAAAAGCATCTCAGTCAATGATATGTTATCACCAACTAATTGCCTCAATTTAGCGACGGCACTTTGAGAATCTGGTTTCTTAAGCGACTTGAGGTAAATAACAATTTTCTTAAAGAAAGAAAAGTGTACATCTACTACAGGCAACTTATATTCAGTCCCCGAAAATGCGGATAAGTCCAATATGTCAAATTCCCTGAAGAATCTAATTTCCTTGACTATCCTCTTTCCTTTAGTTATGGCAAAGAGATGATGCGCTCCCACGGTTTTAATCAGATCCACTGAGTATAACAAGTCATCAACGACAAAAGAAGCTGCTGAAAATAACCACTTCATGTCAACTGACTGTTCATATGATTCTGAATAGCAACCATCAGGGGCAAACACAAATCTCTTATTCTTTATTATTTGGAAAGAATAGACGTCTGGAAATAGACTTTGCTTAACTCCGCTGAATATTTCAACTGGAAATATAACTGTGCAGAGAACATTATCTGGCTCAAATTTCCTTAGAAAATCTAGCATCATATCGAATGACCAGTAATGCATTTCATCATGGAACAAAAAATTTCTCCCCTTCTCGATGCTGCAATCAAGTAAAGGGTCATACTTTTTATCTGAGTTCCATTTGAGCAGATCAGTTGGGTATTTAACGGAGTAGTCACCCCCATCTTTATACCTGAAACTGTCCTTAACATCCACCAATCTATTAATCAAATTTAGAGAAATCCCAGTAAGCTGAGAATTTGAATGTAGAATCCTCAGTTTGCTCTCCTTCATAGATACCACATACAGATTGTTGAAGTTTGCAATCATAGGTGGCATAACTACGTATAGGAGATAATTCTCTATGGTTTTGCACAGTGGATGCGAATGTGATTGAAAAGAATATGGGGATAGATAAATTCCAGCTTGAGCAGCAAACTCTTTCTTCTTATCTGATAGGTGATAATTGAAATATTTGCCAAGTCTAGATTCATTCTCCTCAAATATTCTACCTGAAAAAGAGGCGACTCCATCAATTAAAGTTGGATTTAATGTTGATAGGATCTTCTCTTGTGGGGTGCGGTAGCTATAAGACATATTAGCTCAATTTAAGTAGATTAAGTTGAGTTTTAATATTGTAATTTAAAACTTAAGTGATGAATAACACTTAAAACAACAAAAAAGTAGTAAAT